CTGCATATTGACCGGCGTCACGATGAGGTCTCTCACGCGGCCCTCCAGGTGACTGGTCCGGACGACGTGTCCCAGGTAATCGTGCTGCGCTCGACGAACTCTTGCCATTGCTTCGCGGGATAGCCGACAAATTTCTTCGTGTCGAAGTGCCAGGCGAAGGCCTCGAAGGACGTATCGACGCAGGGCTGATAGCCCATCGCCGCCGCACGCCGTAGGAAGTGCACGTCCTCGGTTTGATTCATGATGGCCGGCACGCCAGCCGCCGTCACCGTCATGGAATCGCGCGTCGTCAGAAACCACGCCGGATAGCCATAGTCATCGACCCCGAGCGCCGTCTCGTCGCGCACGCGCCGGAACACGTCGGCCTTGATGAGCGTAAGGCCCATGCCATGCGCCCAGCAGTCGACGAGGTCCCCTGGTGTCCAGTCTGTCGCGGTGCCATCGTATTCGCCATGCAGCACCAGCGGGGTCGACACGGAGGACTTGGTGTAGTAGAGCCCACTCACGATGTCGCGGTCATTCTGGAGCAGTTTGAGCAATGCGTCTTGATGGCACAGCACATCATCATCGAGAAAGAGCACGTGCGAACAGCGCAACGTCGGATCATCCACTTCAACCTCAAGCGCCTTCGCCACGATCTCATTGCGCGCGGCCGCGACTTCCTTTCCGATGCAGTAGACCTGTCGCACAATTCTATTCATCGGCATGCGCAGATTGATGACGCGACCCATGAAATAAATCGGGACCATGCCGAAGGTCGGAATCCCAATCACGACGACGTCGCGCGGTCCCGCGCGATGCTGCGAAATCTCGACGGTATCCACTGGACCGCGGCTCATACCGGCACCGCCACGGAGACTTTCGCCGCGTCGTGCGCCGTGCGGAATGGCGTGTGCCAGCCTGGATCGATCTCGAAGCTCGTCACATGCGAGCACACGATATCCAAGTCGCAGACCGCGGGAAAGCCGCACGCCTTCGCGCGCTCGAAAAAGTGCATATCCTCACTCACATGGCGCAAGCCACTCGGACCGACCTGGTAGCGAAACCACTCGTCTCCATCTTTGTCGCGGATCGTTTCGAGCACGTCACGACGAATCGCGAGCACGCCCGCGCCGCCCGCGTCAATCGGCACCACGCCTGACTGCTCCGTGATGGAGTCGTAGTCGCGCGGACCGGCGCCGACTTTGCGCATCGCCACGGTCTTGAACGGCGCTTTCCGCATCTGATAGCGACCACTCACAATCGGGAGTCCGTGGCGCACAAGGTCATGTAAGACGGTCGATGGATGGCGCATATCGCAGTCGAGAAAGATGAGATAGGCCGCGTCGGATTTGTCGAGCATCACGCGGCAGATGTCGTTCCGAGCCGCGTCAATCGGAAAGTCCTCTGAGTAGATCAGCCTCGCCTGTGTGATGCAGCCCTCGTCTGGACGGCCGCTATTAGCTGACCCACTCACGGTCGCTCCATACCAGTCGAAGACGCCCTTCAGGAATGCGGTCGGCACCGGGAAGCCGCCCGAGAGGATGAGCCCGACTGCGACATTCATACGAGTAGCCCCGCCCGCCTAGCTGCCGCCTTAATGTTTGGATGCGCCTCGCGGAGATCGGAGAGCGTCATCTTGATGTAGCACTGCTCTCCGCACCATTCGCCGTAGGGAATCTCGATGCGCGTCTCAGCGTGACGAATGACTGACTGCGCATCAGGCGTGCTAGTCACAGTCATGAGAGGCGCATCAGTCTGTGTCGCCGTGACCGTTGTCAAAGGCGCCTTTCTCATGCGACTACCTCAGCCACCTTGCGCGGGCGCCCACGACGCCGCGCGAGTGGCACTGGTCGCTGCGCCGGAACGGCTTCCGTGCTGGCGACCTGAGTCGACTCCACGTCCACCACGCGCGCTGGAGCCGGTAGATGGAACGCCGCCGGTAGCCGATAGTCCGGGTCGGTCTGCTGACGGATTCGCTCGACGGCCTCCGCGCCGAACTTCGCAATGTCCTCACGCAGCCGGTCGACGTCCGCGTGATAGGCGACCTGTGAGCCCGCAAGGAACTTTTTGTAATTCCACGGGCCATACTCCGGATGCTGGATGTAGTCGCGCGCGTTCAGTCCCTTCGCCGCGAGAAACGGCGCCGCCATTTGGAGCGACGCCATATCCGCGAGCGTGATGTACTCGAAGCCTTTCCGCGCCCACGTGTGGTGATTCCGGCACGGGAGTGGCGTGGTGAGGTCCCACGTCGGAATACCGTTCACATCCACATCCCGCACAATCTCATCCCACTGATTGCGGATGTAACGCGGACGCCGATAGATGGCGTGCACGTCAAGTTTGGCTTGCGCTGGATCGGCAAACGCCGGGTCGAATGGGACGAGTTTTAGCATGATGGGCGCGCCTCCGGCGCGCTTAGTTGGTCGTGTTGGAGTAGAAGAACACTCCTGCGCCGCCGCGTCCGTTCGTGGTGGCCTGGCCGCGGTATTCCACTTCTCCCCAGATGCCAGTCGCCACGAGCTGCGTGGCCCGCAGGGACGCCTTGCGCTCGGCTTCGATCATGGGCATCGAGCCCTTGGTCGCGAGGCCAATCGCCGACGGATGCATCACCGCGCCAGCGTAGACGGTGGACGTGCTGACGGTTGCCGTGGTGACGTTGTTGGTCTCGAAGACCAGCACGCCGTAGAGCGTGCCGACCGCGCCGGTCGCCACAATCTCCGCGCCCTGTGCCCCGAACGTATTCGCGTCGTCGAAGACGGGCAAGAGTGACTGCCATTGCTTCGCGTGCAACACGGCCACACGCCGATCCGTGGGGATATTATCGACGTTCAGTTGCGAGATCGCGTCGATGAAGAGTGTCTGCGTGAGTGGTCCCGAGTTCGATCCCGTGCTGGAGTTAAACGAGCCGAAGAGCGCGCAGATGTCCTGGTCCTGCCGACGCTGCAAGGCTTCCGCCGCCGCCTGGCCGGCCACTCCGCCCTCGCCAATCGCGCGGGCCTGCACTGCGTCCGACGGATTCATGATGTCCTCGACCGTCGCGTTCAGCGCCAAGTCCATGATCTCGAAGCGAATCGCATGCTCGCTCACGGTCGCGTCCGCGCTGCCGCTCGTGTCGAGCGCCGAGTTGGTGGTGAAGTCCGAGGCCTCAGCGATGGCCAGCGCACTCACCTTGTCGTAGATCGGAAAGCGCCCAACCAAGGTGTCTTCGCCGGTGATGTCTTTGACGGTGACGAAATTCGCGACACCCTGTCGTTCCGCGAAATACATCTGCCCGGCCGCCCAGGACGCGTTACGGAGCATCTCCGTGAGTGTGGTTGTCGTGGTCTCAGCTGCCATATGCGTGCCCTCCTCAGTGCCTGCCTACGCACGCACTGACGAATGACTCACTTGCTGACGCGCTCGAAGGCCCGACCCATGACCATGCCGCCCGCCGCCACTTGGCGGTCTTTGAGCGCCTGGCGCACTTTAGGGTCTTTGAACGAATCCGCTGTGAGTCGTGTCAAGTCCACTGCTTTCGGTGTGCCCTTGGACCCGTCGGAGCTTCCGCTGCCGGCTTTTCCGCTTCCACGGAGGATGCGATCCTTCATCGACTCTGGTAACCCCTGAATCATCTCGCGCATCGCGAGTTCAAATGGCGCCGGGTTGCCGTCTGCGCCATGAATGGTATCACCGTTCGCGCGTTTGACGATGACGCGCTTCTGGCCTTGGACGTCTGTCACCTCGACTGATGATCGAAAATACGCGGCCGCGATATCGGCCGGCAGCACCGTGAGCGCATCGGCGCCGCCAAAGAGCGCCGTGGCGGACGAAAAGGCGCGGTCGATTTCGGTCTGCGTGATGTAGGTGCGCAGCTTGTCGAGTTCATCGGCTTGCGCCTTGCGCTCGGCCTCGTGTTTCGTCACCAGCTCCGTCTTGAGCGTGTCGAACTGCCCTTCGGCGCGCTTTTTCTTCTCGTCGATATCGGCGCGCCCAGCCTTGAGCGCCTCGAAATCGGCGCGATCTGACTCGCTCAGCACCAACGCTTGCATGTCGCGGAGTTGCTTTGCGAGCGCGTCGCGTTTTTCGAAGGCCTTCTTGGCTTCCGCCTTAAGGTATTCGACGGTCTCATGGTCGCCACCGCCACCGCCACCGCCGCCACCATCGCCTGGCTCATCCGAGTAGACGGGAAAATACTGACAATCCTGCCAGTGTCGGTTCCACATGGTCTTACGTGCCTCCCCGCATGGTCTTCAGATACCTGCTCACGAGGTCTGTAATCTTGACCTTTTCTGACTCACTCACATCGAAGAATCGGCGCTTTACTCGAGATTTACCGGCGCCTAAGACATGATGATACTCCGCTTTATCCGCGGCTCCTACCGCACGCGACCGCTGAATAAAGGTGCCCGCGCCACGACTGGACCCGCCCTGACTGGCGAACACGATCTCCACGGTATTCGAGCCGACCACTCGCGCCCGCATATCATTAAGCAAGCGGCCTGATACCGTGAGGTCCGCGCGCGTGCTGCCGATGGCCTTCTGTTTGGCCTTGGCGTAAGCCGGCGAGAGTGCCTGGAATGGACGGCCGTCGACGTCGACCCCGGCGCGCGTGCGCCTCGTGATGGTTGTGATGGCGTAGTCGCCGATCTCGCGCATGAGACTCGGAGAGATTTTCACTCGGTCCGCGAGTGGACCGAATGTTTTCTCGACCATAATTCGGGCCATGTCCAGAAAATACTACCACACGCACGTGCGTGTGACTGACACAAGGCTACTCGTCGATGGCTTGGAGCTGCTGCGCCACTTCTGGCGCGCGCTCACCAGTCGAGGCTAAATCGCGCAGCTCAGTATCGATGAGGCTGACCCGCTTCCAGACGTGACGGCAATTGTAACCGCCACCCGTAATAAACGGATTCGGCAGTTGGCCATTGTCCATCTCGTCAATCTCTGACCTGGCGTAGACCTTCCCGACACGCTCTTCGCACCAGTCACGCATTTTTTCGTCGACTGGGCCAAGAAATATAAATAGCTCGTCGGCCTCGCCGTCGCTGGCCAGTGACTCCACCTGCCGAGAGTAGCTCGACACGGCCGTGTCGTAGAGGGTGCGCGCCTGCCGCGCCGATGTGGACGTCACCGACGCGACGTCCGAGATGAGGTCGTCGAGTGGCCGTGCGCCGATGACGCCGTCGAGCACGGACCGCCAGAGCACGCGCGCGGTATCGTCGGAGAGCCCGAGGAGCTGTTCGAGCCGCACCTCGCGGAGCGCGAGTAAGGCGTCGACGTCGAAGCGCGCCGCGATCGCCTTAGCCGGCGCGACGAGGTCGACGACGCGCGCGAGTGGGCCATCGAGCGCCGACTCAATCACGCCGCGCACGCCTGATTGCTCCATCGCCCGCCGAAGCACGTCCCGAGCCGCAATGGCCTGCTTGAGATTGGCGCGCGTGGCGAGGAGCCTACCGGCCGTGTCGAGGTCTAGCTCTCGCAGCATGCGCCCGATCCGGCGCTCAAGTCGAGCCAGGGACGCGCGGAGTTCCTCGTCGAAGGCCAGCACGACATCATCGAGGAGACGCGCCTGCCGGAGCGCTTGCGCTTGGAGACGGGCAATCTCGCTCATGCGCCGGCGTCGTCAGGCTCTGGTCCTGGCTGACCCTCGAGGAGCACCTTCGACCGCGCGGCCGCGGCCGCGGCCAGTTGCTCGGCCGGCGTCTGGCGCACGGTTGGTGCCGACTCGATTTCCTCGTCGATGGTCTCTTGCATCTGCGCGTCGAGCGTGGGCGAGAGCTGCCGGACGAGATGCTTGCGGATGTGCTTGTCGTAGGTCGGACCGAGTTCCATCGCGAGGGCCTGTGCCCACTTCTCAAGCTCCGACAGCATGTCCGCGATAAAGAATTCGCGCGAATACGCCACGGTCGTTTCTGAGGCCTCGTAGGCCGCGACGGCCGCATCTGGAGATGGACTCATCCACGAAAACCACGCCAGCGCCAGTTGTGTCTCGGCGCGTTCGAGGTCGGTCGCGACTGAGATGAGTCGGTCATTGAGTTCGCGGTGCTTGAGCGCGATGGCTTCTCCGCTCTCAGCTTCGCGTGAGTCGCGAGTGAATGGCACCTGCGCCATGCGATACAGCTCATTCACGAGATAGGCGATGTTCGTCCGGATTTGTTCCGGCGCCTGCATGTCGGCTGTGATGTAACTCGCCGCACCTTGGACGACGAGCGCACGCATCGTGCCGATGTCCGTCCCGATCTGACTCTTCACATCGGCCACGCTACCATCGGTCGGCACATTCACGGTGAGTGTCGAGAACGCCTGGCCACGCAGGGTCTGGTCTTCCTCGCTCGCGCGATTGAAGAGGGCTTTGAAGATGTTCGCATTCCCGAACAATGAATTGCCGATGAAGGGCCATACCGCTGATGGAATCGGATGAATCACGATGAATGGCGTCATCCCGAGCGCGTGCGTCCCATCGGCGAGAAGGTCTCCGGATTCCTCGTCGAAGCGCGCCCACTCCGTCGTCGTCCAGAGAAGAATACGCGAGTTCGACCGCATCTCTCCCGTGTCACTGAGATTCGGCGACTCGACGACTTCTCGGAGTTTGACCGCGTGAATCTCGCCGTCCGGGAGACGCCAGTCGAGGATGGCTTGCGGCAGGTAGAGCCGGAGTATGACGCGCCCAGTCTCTTCGGCGCGCGACGGGCCGA